GCTTTCTTATCTTGTAGGATTGCAATTTCTTCATCGTGTTTTACAATTTGCTCATCAATAAAAGCAATTTGTTCATCGAGATGTTCAAGAATTTTTGCGTAGTGGGTTTGTAGATGTTTGACAATTTTCTTCGTCTCTGCTAAATTTCTGAGCTTTTCTTCTTTCTCACTAAACGCCATTTTTCTTCTCCGTTTTTATTACTATGTTTTACTTACTTTATGATTGCAAAATAGCTGGGGAGTAATAGAACTCCCCAGCTTCCCGGGTAGTAGATACGAATTAGATATCTTTGACGTCGATACCTTCGGCCGTAAGCTGCTTCTCCAGAGCTGCAAGCTGCTCACGCATCTTGGCGATTTTTGCAGCTTTCTTACGAGTCTGCTCATCACCGAATTTCAGAAGGTGCTTTGCCTTCATTTCCTTGTCCTCGGCAATTTTGATAAGCCGAGCGGCACGAAAGCGAGCGACATAGCCCTGATACTGAAGATACGTCGCCATAGAAGCAAAATTGCTTTTCTTAAGCGGAAGATGCTTCCGAGGATCATAACCAGCATATACGACTTTGTCGTTTTCGCTGATTGAAACCGGCACAACAATTAGCAGGTTTTCTGCGTTAATTGCTGTCACTACTTGACCGTCCTTGTCCCGATACTTTGCGGTCTTCATTGGAAAATCGATACGACCTTTTACCTTCTCTTCCTTTGGCTCCGCAGTAGTCGGTTTTGTGCTTCCTACTTTGTTGACGTTTGTGTTAGTTTTCGCCATTTTTGGCCTCCATTAAAAAGTTTTATTATTTACGCTGTCTCATCAGTATCACAGAACGACCTGCGATATAGCCGCTCTCTTCGGATTAACAAACCTAAGAACGGCTTTCGACTTTTAGCCGAGCTTTGTAACTTCGGCTTGGAGCTTTGCAATACGCTCTGTGAGCTTTGCGGCTCTGGCCTTTTTAGTCTCGGCTTTCGCAGCCTCCCTTGCGGCCTTCGCTTTTGCACGTTCAGCTTTCTTGGTTTCTTGCTCAGCGGTTTTTACAACCTTCGCAGCTTCACCATTGATCTTAACGACCAACTTTACGATTGCTCCAACTGCTCGTTCTTTGTAAGCAGTTAAACTTTTTGGAACTGCTATTTTCCCAAGCATCGTAGCGATAGCTAAAACTTCATCACCCGGAGCTGGAACTTTGGCCTTTTTTGATTTTGTTGCCATTACTTTGTCTCCCATAAATAATTAAATTTTGTAAAATGGTTTTTAATAACTATATAAAGTATAACACATCTCAAGAATAATGCAAATGAAAAATAAGAAAAATCTACAAAAAATGTAAAATTCATAAAATTTCTACTTTACATAACTCCAGTAATAGTAATAACTTATAAAACTCCCAGTTGGCTCTCTACCAGATACCGAGTACTGTAACACTAATATGACGTCGTTCGTCGCTTATAGCGAGGACTGAGAAGCCGATTTTGCTCTATATAACCTTTCCTGCTATTAACTTACCATTATCATCACGTATGGTAGCATCTCCCGCAGCTTCACTCCAATTATTAGGGCTTAATCCCAATCCTATTTTTATAGGTACTCTAAATTTCACTGTTGTCTCCTCCATTATATCACAAGCGAATTTATGTAATTTAGGGTCATATAAAACTTCTGTTGGAACTTCATCTAATAATTCATCGTGGACATTAGCAGAAAGTTTTATTCCCCAATTTTTAGAATCTGAATTATAGCGAGGAGAAATAGCCACCATTCGTTCTTTCATAATATCCGCTGCTCCACTTTGAATAATTGTATTAAACGCTTTGTAAGAAGCTCTTCCCGGCAAATAACGACGACGACCATAAGTATTAAAAACAAATCCTCTCATAGACGCAACTTCTACAGCTCTTTTTGAAGTTCTTTTAATCCCAGGCATATTTGCGTGATATGCTTCATAACTTTCATTTGCGTGATTTCGACATATCTCCTGAAACTTTTCACCTCTCAAATTTGAAGATAATTCCCCGGCTTCTATTAACTTATCAACTCTCTCTGTCATAATATCAATTATATGTTCATTAGACATAAGTCTTTTTAATACAAGTTTTTTTCCTGCTCCATAAGCCATTCCAAAGTTTAATGTTTTACCAGATTTCCTATCTATCATCAATATGGTAGCAACCCATAAATGAAAATCTGTATTAGGATCTTCGTTATATGCTTTTATTGCACTTTCATCTTTTATATAATGAACAATTAAACGATATTCAATCTGTGAATAATCTTTAGAGAGAAAACCATAACCGGGATAAGGATGAATAAGAGCTTTAGAACGTTGATTTTGTTGTTGAGAACTTGGCTTTTTACAAGACATTCTTCCAGTTCGTACGACTTGATTATAATTAGGATGGATGATTCCACCTTCGTGAAGTTCTAAAAATGTATCAAGATATAAGCTCTTAAATTGAGATTCTTTTCGATACTCTTGAATAAGTTTTATTATCTGTTCAAGTTTTGCGTTATTAAGAACTTCAGGATAAACTTGATATAATAATAAAGCCTCTTTGTCAAAAGTAGGACGACCAGTATCAAAAGTTTGATGAGTTTCGTCATCCTTTTCTTTTATAGTTGCTAACATAGGAAGACCAAATTGTGTTATTAAAATATCATATATGCAATCATTAGAATTAGTAAATTCTCGTCCAGCTAAATCAGCAATTTCTGAAGAAGATCTTATCATTGTTTTTAAAGATTTTGCAGAAGTTATTTTACATTCTGTTGGGTTAATACACAAACCTCTTTTCTCCATATCAAATAAAATTGGAGTTAATTTTATTTCTGTTTCTATAACCTCTTTTACTTGAGCTGGCATTTTCTCTTGTAGATAACGATACAATTCTCGATTCATTTGTACATCATCACAGCAATATTCACCAAGAAGATCTATAGGTACATCCGCATAAGATTTAGATTTAGGTCTCAAACTTTGTAAATAAGTTTGAACTCTATCTAAACTACCTGTATTGTAATTCAACCAATCTCGACAAAGTTGTTTTAATCCAAATCCAAATCTATCACTATAATAAACTTTTGCCAGAACGCAGGTATCTACAAGACGACAATCAAATTCAACATCATCCCCAACGGAAAACATCAATGCGTCAAATTTTACAAAATGATTAATCCAATCATCACAAGAAGTTAATATATCCCGTGCATAATTCATCACAGGTTCTAAAGGAAGGTTCTTTGCATTAGGACTTGTATGCCTTATTGGTATATACCAAACATCTTTAATATTATCTGCGGATACACTAAAACCACAAATCTTGTCTCCCTTCCACGGATACAAGCCTCCAACTTTAGCATTATCAAAGACTCTTTTAGTTTCCACATCGCAAAAGATTTCTTTGCGATTTAGTAAATTAGGCAGCTCTGAGAGCTCTTCAATAATATGAAAATTTCCACGTATATTAATCATTTATTTTTCAAGAAGCCATTTTTTAAGTAGTTTACTATTCTTATCTTCTATAAGCTGTTTTTTGCTCCAATGAAAGAGGCTCCGGTCTAACATCGCTTTTGCATTATGAGGCTCTACTGCCCAATGAGGAGCAAGAAATTCATAAGCAACTGCATCTATTACACCAGAATCAACAATGATGTTTGCACAATTTACGCAAGCAGAAAAAGTCGAAAGTAGAATAGTTTTAATCCAAGCATTTTTAACTCTGGAATTTCGTTTTTTCAAATACTTCATAATTGCTCTTGGTTCAGAATGTGAACAACCGCAAGCTCCTTTGATATTAGAACATTTATTCTTAGGACCAGATGGTCCATTTATAGCTACAAAATGTTCAATTAAACTTTCTTTGAGATTAATCTCTAAGATAACACAGCCACACGCTTTTCTTTTACAGGTTTTATGCTTCCTTGCTTCACGCTTGATATCCTTAAAAGATTTTAGAATTACTTTTTTAACTAAATCTTCCACAGTCTTGTCTCCTTTCGTGGCTCCTACATAAGCCTCTAAAAATTGTAATTGCAAATATTGTTCCATTTACTTTTTTCTCCACCGAAAATAACCTTCTATACAGATACAAAAGAAAACTACATCTTTCAAAGCAAGTGATAATTGCCAACTTGAAAAATGCATCCCAAAATATATTACATTTGAAATCATCCAAATAGGAAAGCAAATAATCATTCTACGATTATTCAAAATAGATCCTGCTAATGCAAAACCTAAACTAATTAGACCTATACTTTCAAACCAAAAATTCATTTTATCCTCTTGTCTTATTGTGATTATTTATTCTTCTCTTCATTTTCCTTACATTTCTGACAGGGTTGCCAAAACGTCAAATCACCTTCTTTACCAGCATCTCGAAAATAGTTCCCTCCTTTTCCGTGACAGTTTTTACAGAGTTGCTTGATTGTTTTATTTAATAGTTCTTTTATAAATCTTCGTCTATGTTTCATCCAAGCTTCTGCGATATGTTCAACATTTTTATCGTCAATAAAATTCTCACTACTAATATCAAACGCATAACTGAAACTTGGACGTAATGGATGTTGACCCATAGCAATTTGTGTGAAGATAGAATTTGCTTTACATAGAATTTCATTTGCGAGTAAATTACCTCTCTTATCTTTAACAAGATATTTTTTATACCAATCTTCATCTTTAGCAAAAAGCAAAACTACAAACCCACCTACATCCCGAATCCATTCTTCTATCCAATTCAAATGTTCAGCCAAGATTTTATTCTTGTGATAAGCAATAGCTCCAAGATGAAATCTATCTTGTATTGTATAAGAATTTATCATCATCCTATAATTTTTAGCAAAATCGAACGTTGCTTCGTTTGGCCTTGTCATCCAAGAATACATTACAGGATATTCATCGTGATCCCAAACGTATCTTATAAGTTTTTTAGCAAAGATAGTTTTACCAAGATTATCTGAACCTTCTATAATTAGTGACATAATTCATCTCCATAATGTTTTAATTCATCACATACAAGATTTTCAAGATCTATTTCTAACAAATCTATAGTACCACCATCTTTCTTTTGTCTACCTTCTAAAATTGCTTTCTTTATATCTGGAGGAGAATACTTTGCAGATCTATAAAGTCCTTTGACTCTACCATCTTGTCCGTGAATAAATCCTTTTGTCATATTTGAACGATGAACTTCTCTAAAAACTGTTTCTAATGGTATATTATGAAGTATAGCTGTTCCAAATACTACATAAGCTAAATCAGCTAATCCATCTGCAGTTTCTATTTCATCATTATTAGCAATAGAAACTAATGTCTCTCCTAATTCATCTACTAAAATATGACACCTAAAAATTCTTGGATCTCTACATTTTAATTTTGTCATTAGTTTATCAATCCATACGCATATTCTACCTATAATTAAAAGTATGAATCCAACAATTTTTACAAACCATAAAACCCAAACAGGTTTTTTAGAAGAACCATTTTTATCTAATAACATACTATTAACTGGGAATCCATTCAATTCGTTAAATTCCAATACTAAATTTTGTAAATTTTTCATTTTAGAACTCCGATTTTTTATCAACATTATTTGTGAAAGTATTATCTATCAACATTTCTTTTAACGCATTTATAAAACCTGCTGATTTTACATATTCAAATCCACCTAAATCTCTATGTAGAGCTCCATTACGATCTAAAAAAGATAATAATTTTTGGGCATTATCTCGATCTATTTCACACCACGATTGAAGATCTATAAGACTTATTTTTTCTACATATAATAATTGCTCGGCTAAAGATCGTGAATGTTTTGTTTCTTTTAATGTTTGTTTTATTTTATCAACATTTCGTAATTGTGAATAATTTTTTTCTGCTTCAGAATATCCTTTATAACCGCAATAAGGAGCATTATAAATTCTATTTAGAAATTTATAAGCGTATTCAATATGACATTTTCTCACTAATATTATCTCATAATTATTATCTACAACACTAAAAGTTCTACAAGCTAATGCGATAGCTATTCTGGTTAATTTATGTCTCATAGTTCCTTTATCACATAGAGGTAATGATTCGGAAAATACAGAACATAATTTGTTCGCGTAATCTAAACATAGATCACGAAAATTATCTTCAAATTTTATTTGATCTATTTTTCGAGTCCACGCATATAAGACATTTTTCTTGCAGATTCTAGAAGAAAAATTTGGTTCTATCATATTTTGATTTCGCTGAAAGTCATTTATAACTTCTCTATTTGTTTCTTGTTGAGCTAATATTAAAGCAAAATCAAAACGGCGAACATCTTCTAAATTACCCATCAATTCTTTTACAATATTCACACCATAATTATAAGAAGATACAGCTCTATCGCTACGTGGATTAGAAATCATTATTAGACGGGTTCTTGCGTGAGTTTTTCGTCGTGCTATTTTCATTATCTCGGCGATTTTAGAAGTTCTCATATCACGCAGTTTACCTAAAACTTCAATACTGGCTCCTTTTATCTCTTCTAATATAACTAATTGCATATCATAAATTGGAATTACTCCCCATTTAACAAACCATCTGGTTCCTATCATTTCTACGCCACCAAGAAGACCAGATATTGTAGCCCCTCCACAATCGTGTCTTACTCCTAACTTATAATGCTGTATAAGACGAATAGCAACTTCGCTTTTACCTTGAGAACTATCTCCAGTTACAAGACAATCTATTAATCCATTTTGAACTTGGCCTTCAAACTTATAATGTAAAACTGAATGATAAGCTAAATCCATAGTTAAATGTAAATCTTGTCGTTGAAATATACGAGTTACATTATAAGCAAAATCTTTGTAAATATGATCTAATTTTTCTTCTAAACCATTATAAGACCATTCTTTAGGTTGAAAAATTTTCAATTCTTCATAATCTTCATCACTGAATTTATAAGATGTTAAACTATCTTCTTTTTCTTTTATAGTATCGATAAGAAGAACACCAGACCAATTTGTTGGATGAGGATATGCTTTACCAATAATTGTATAAGGAATATTTAGATCCAAATATTTATCTGTAATTATAAATGCAGCTTGAACAATATGTTCATTATCCTCACTATGTATTTCTAAAGGATTAGTTAATCTTGTATCTACAATGTTATAATATGAAAACGGTTTAACTTTTGCAGATTTACATTCAGGAACATTCAAAGATGATAACACAGCAGATTTTAATTTTGAAGGTGATGAAGTTAGCATTTCTAATATAGCTGGATTCGTAGCTTGTATTTTAATTCGTGTTAGACCAGTTTCTGCATCTGGCTCTTTAGAATTTACAAGGCATAATGCACAAAAAGGAGTATCTCGTGTACAAGCTATATCTACTTCTTTTGTTATTACAAGAGTATCCTCACTTATAGTTGAGATAACTGCATCACATTGAATTTTAGTTCCTATATGTTCTGCTTTTCCCGCTTCTATTAATCTACATTTTTTAGGCTCAGAATTATCTACTTCATCTAAGATTTCTTGTGGCATATATTTCTTAGCAGTTTTTTGTAAGTTTAAGAAATCTTGAGACGTAGCTTTTTCGCTTCCTACCCAATCATTGATATCACCTTTTGGATATTTTTGTTCGTCTAATGGTAAATCTATTATAAAAACAACTTTTGCAATTCTAAGAATTTGTTGAGCAACAATTTTTGCCGCAGCTTTTCCACCTGCGTCAATGTCCATACAAATAAAAACATATTTATCTTTGAAGAACGGAGTAAATTTTTTACTCCAAGAACCTTCTGCTCCAGTAACTGATGTTGCTCCGATATTATGAAGATTTAATAATCTATTAGCTACGAGAGCTTTTAATTCTCCACCACAAATCCATATTGTTTCATATTTCAAACGATCTGGCATATAGAGAGCTCTTGTAATATATCCCTTAAGATTTTTCATCTTATCGTAACCCAGAGCTCCCGGCATATATCTGCGAAGATTTATAACTTGCTTTTGTAAGTTATAAATAGGAATAATTATTCGTTCACCATCAAAACCAATTCTTTGTTCTCTTATATCATCATCTATTACACCTCTTTTATATAATTCTTGTAGAAAAGATCCAGATTTCCAAATTGCTTGATGATATTTTTCTACTCGTTTTTGATCTACAACTTTTATATCTTCAAGGTCTGGATATCTTGTTAGTAAATCAGCAATAATCGTTTTACGTTGGACTTTTCCAATGTAAGCTAAAAGAGCAATTATATCACCTTTGGCCTTACATTGAGAAGCGTGACAGAGCCATACATTCTTTTCTAAGTTAAGACAGACATTAGGATGTATATCGTCGTGTACTGGACAGAGACATTTAATCTCATCTGAACCAGACGGTTGATATGTCCAACCAAATCGTTCTAACTCAGCAAGAGCATTTATAGCTTTAATATTATATGACATTAGAAAACCAAGGATAAGCAGTGGGACATAATTATATCCCACTGCTTAATTAAATAACAAAACCTAAGATTTCAAATCTTAGAAATCTGTGTTGGCTTTTACCGCAGCTTCATCAACTATTGGTTCTACTGGTTCATCTTGAACCATTAACCTTTGTTGCTTAAAGAGCTCTTTGAATTCCGTATGCAGAGCTAACATAGTTTCTGCTGCGTCTTGTGCTATAATAGATGGATCCGTAGGTGTAAAACCGAAGCCATACCATTTTCTGCTTGCATCTGGTTCTCTAAATTTTGGTTGGAGCGTCCACACTTGAGCCCAGAGCGGAACAGGTTGAGAAACACCATCTACATTCTGCCTTCGCAATGTTACAGCAGAGATGAAATTCTTTCCTTGTCCCCATTCGCCACGTTCAAAAGACAATGTTATTGGAGTTCCTACCAAAGGATGATCACCATAGATAACCCCAATGAATCGGAGATGTTCCACATAGCGATAATAGTTTCTTTCATTCTCTGGTAACTTATCGTGTCCTTCATAAACTTCTGTACGTTTGGTGAAATCCTTTGCTTTAATTGCAAGCTCACTGGTAGGATCGTGGCTCCTGTCTAATATCATTGGTCCAGAAGTAGCTCGAAGATCTGCCCATTTTGCCCACTCTACGAAAAAGAAAAGTGGAACAAATTCAAATGATTTTGGTTCTTCATCATACTTGCAAATCATAGCATCGCCGGGACGAACGATGACAGTTCCTTCACCAAAAGTTTTCTTCAGTTCAGTATCTGAAGTTGCTTGGATAATTTTCAACCGTGGAACTACACGGTATTCTTTGAGATTATCCAAACTCTTATCCTCAGAAATATATTTCTGAAGATAATTTGGATCCACTCCGTCAACTTTGCGGATCGTCGTTTCGTTTCGATTCGATTTCTTGGTCTTACTATTTTGACCATTTTCAGTTTCCATAATTAGGCCTCCAAAAATTTAGTTAATAATTTTTATACTGATTTTAATCAGTACCCATTTCTGCTTCAGCAGCTTCTTCTTCATCTTGCTTTCTGTTAAGTTGTTCAAACTCATCAGTAAGCTCTTCATATTCATTGTGTCTATCTTTAGGCATTTATCCTCCTTTCGTTTTTCTAAATGTTGTAGAATATAACGGATATCTTTTACCGAAGCCCTCTGGAATTGGTTTCCCTTCATTAGATAGCTTCGTACAATATTCTGTAACTCTTTTCCAATCAAGACGTAAAATACCAGTCTCCGCAACATCTCTCGGCACACCAAAGAAATCTGTTAATTGAAAATATTCATCTGTAAATTTTTTAGGAAGTGCAGCTTGCATTTTTATATCTGGCGTCCCAGTTGCCAACGTTCCTTTAGATCTCATAGTAATTGTAGGATCTGTTAAAGATTCTTGGATTAATCGATAAGCAATAATAGATCCACAAAGTTCCTTTCTTGCTTTACACTCTTTTCGTAATTCATCAAATAAATTCTCCAATTCTCTACACAAAAATCCGAAATCTGTGAGTTCACTATTGTCTAGAGCTTTAGATTTTATACTTGGAGTCATTTCGCTTAAAAAGCCATAAACTAAATTATATAGCAATTGACATTCTCCAAATATATTTTGGAGTTTCTTTGCAATACCTTTTTTGATTTGAATTGGCTTTGGAAAATATTTTGTTATAACCGAGAACATTTTAGATTCCTTTTACTTTTAGCTTACTTTTTGTTAAATGTTCACAATTTCTACAATAACAAAAAGCTAATTTTCCATTTACATCTTTACCACAATCTTTGCAATCTTCTATTGAACATAATAAAACAGTTCCAGCTTTTCTCCAAATTTCACAAGTGATACAATCTGGATTTTTTTGCATTTTCTTCTCCTACATTTCTATTGTAACTAATTTATATTTCCCAGTTCTCGCATCAAAGAGCAAAGTTTTTACTTTCTTATAATCATAAGTAAGCACAGATAAGAATATTGAAACGAGAATCGACGCTCCAGTAAGAGCTACCGCATCTTGATTAGGATCAAAATTCATTTCATTTAATTCGTACCTTATATGTTGAATGGTTTTATCTGGATCAAATGGTGCTAAATAATCACCAATAAGATAAATTATCTCACCATAAGCTTCTGCTGCAGATACATCATATTTGTTACTTTTTTGTAAAATAAAAACTCTCATTATACCTCCTTATTTAATTTTTGTTAGTTCCCAAGGATGACGTGCTCCACCTGCATAATCACTATCAATCCAAATTCCCCAACAATGATAATGGCTTGTTGTCTTATCTCCACAATAGCCGTTCATATAACTTATTCCAATTATAGTATGCTCTTTTCGAGTAAGATCATCTTTAACTTTTTCACCAACTATAAATAAAGGAATAAGATTATTAAGTCTTCTTGTATTTATTCGTCTTTTAATCCATTGATAAAATTTTCTTAACAAATTCATTACCTCTCTTCCTAATTATCTTTGATAACTTTAATAATTAGAATCAATTACTTTATTTCCGTCGCATAATATTGAGGAGCAGCTTCTACAGCAAGATTCCATTTTGTAACTTCACCACTTTCATCTTCACAAAAAAGAATAATAAGAGCAAAATTGTGTGCAAAATAATATTCTGCAGAATTACGATCATATATCTCAACAACTTCTTCAATAGCAGCTTGCGGATCTACGTGTCTTATCTCTCTTGCATTTTCTTTTTCAATTACACCATCGTCAGTCCAAATTTTATAAGTATGAAGCATTTTAATCCCTTTCTATTTTATTCTTCTATTCCTTTAATTATTCTTTCGATTCATTATACCTGCAAGATATTCATCCTCTGGAGGCTTATCTAAAAATTCCACATAAACATCACCGTGACAAGGATCCGGAGCACAGCAACAACCGATTCTTTTATCTGCAAGTTCCATAACAGCTTGTAAATATACCAAATCCCATTTTATTCTTTTATAGAAATCAACTTTGAATTTTGCAATTACTTCTTCTCTTGTTCCATCTCTACCGATTTTATAATGATTACCGTATATCGACGGACGCATTATACAAACGTCGTAAGGTTCTGTTTTTACATTAACTACTTTTGTCATAGTTCATTATTTTCTTTTGAAAGATTTAATTGCTCTCCAATAAATCCATCCGTTGGTAATTAAAAATGGCCAAAGTAACATCCATTTAAGACTTATTGTTATCATCGAAGATGATATACTTATACTTAGAAGTTCTTTTATAATTTCCATTCTTTATCTCCTTGAAAGTGAAAAGAGGGGGGAATTTAACTCCCCCCTCAATTTCTCGATTAATAATTAATCTTCTTTAACATCACCCCAATCCCAAAGAAATCCATTATGACCTCCTGTATAAGAAGGACCGGCGGCACGACTTTTCCACACCTCTCCACTATTTTCACTTTTGTGAAACGCTTTAAGGCTCACACCTCCGTGTACATCTGTTTGACAACCAGCCAGCCATACTATCACAATAAAAATTAGTATAGCAAAGATCCCACCTACTACTTTTTTACACATCATTTAACTCCTTTCTTTAATTAAGATTTTTGTTTATTTTCCTTTTTATTTTGACAAACTATGTCACAATAATGTTTTTTAGTTTTTGTTACAATTCCACCATCAAATTTAAATTGTGCTTCTGCTGATAAAATACTTCCTTGAAAATGTTCAGCATTCCCACAATTATCACAAGTGATTTCATACCATTTAACTATCATTAGATTTTTCTTTAACCCATTGAGGATTTCGTTTATTCAATTTTGCTCTTTCTTTAAAAGCACGATGATTACCCATATCAAGTTGACCAAGTTGTTGTTTATCAGTTCTAGAAGCACGTTGTTTAATACAACTTTCTGCAGACTCCCTTCTCCGTTTTTTACTTTCTCTACCTCTTTTCATTTATTTTTCCTATTTTTATTAAAGTTATTACTAAATATAGCCAATATAGTTAATATGGTAATAAGCAAAATAACAGAAAATTTACTTAAACAAGCTACGCAAGCTATTTTAACACCAACTAAACTACATCATAATCAATTAGACTTATTTAAGGATTTACAGTTAGAAACATCACTTACTTCTTTTCACAACGAAGACCATAAAAAGAAGAACGCCAAATTTTATAACTTTTACCCACTCTTAAATTATTATTCCTACAAAATGAATACGTCATTAAGAGCATAGAACCGTCTTCAAATTTCAATTCTATTTCATAAATATTGAAAGATCCTGTTGCGTGAATATTAACTAACTTTCCTTCAGCAAGTAATTGAATTTGTTCTGTTCTTGGTGGTGAATTATACGATAATAATAAAAAAAGTCCACAAACGAAAAGGGCTAACAAAATAACAACTAAACAGAAAAGTATTGCCTCCCAATTCCAATGCCACCAATCACTAATTTTGCTTATTATACGCATTATACTAAATACCTCCGTTTGCTACCATTATAGCTTATAACCGAGCTCCCATTCCTCGCTGTAATGGACTTTTAAGCTCAAGTCAGTGTTATAGCACTTCTAAATTTAACTGAGCTCTATTTGCAGATGTCCTGCTTCAAATACAATAGAATTTCCACTTTTAATTATAGGTGAATTTATCAATTTTCCTTTT